ATACGAGTACCCTTTCAGATTGATTGGTGTGTCACTTCCCTCAGGTGTTCCGCCGGTTACGTTCAGAGCCGTAACGAGGTCCGCTATGCTCGTTTTGGTAACTATGCGGTCGATGTCGTAGTTCAGCCTCAGCTGTGGAATCGCTTCCTGTAAGCCTCTGCGCTTGACCACGTTAACTATCTTCTCTTTTACCTGTAAGCCTTCGACACGGAACGAGTAATACAGTTCGCAGTCCCACAGGCCCACCACAGAGCGCAGTCTCTCGGTACAGGTCGACGTTCCGTCCCACGTGTTTGTGAGTGCGTTGGTCGGTGCGTCCTGTATGTCGAGCGTCCAGTCTGATGGCATGAACTGTGTCATCATTTGCGTGAGCGTCTTGTTCGTGAGCGTGATGGCCTCGCACTGCGTGTTGAGTAGATCCAGCGCAGCATCTTCCGCATACAGGCGAATGGTCTGCTCTTTCGTATCCGATTCGGTCTCGACTATCTGGAAGAGCGAATTGTAGTTATTGTCCGCACTTCCGCTCTTGAGTATGTAGTTGCCCGCTGTGATCGAGTCTGTGAGGTCAGTGCGTGTGTCGTCTGTCCACGTTATCGTGCACTCGAACGAATTGACACCGCTCTCCACGTCCTCGACGAGCGTGTCCTCGGATATACGAAACCCCGACGGGAGTTCCGTCGAGGCTTGTCCGAGAATGTTCATAGATCTATCGCAGAAATAAATGATCATAGATAAACCTCATTGAATATTATCTGTATAGTTGGTTTGTACGAAGTGTTCACCCAGTTGGACCACACCGCCCTGATGATGTTCTGACCAGGGCGAAGTACGAAGTCTTCCCAGTCGTTACCGAGAGCGCCGTACTGTGGCTCGAGATGTCCCTCGAGCGAGCCGGCACGGTAAAGAGTAACGTTCGCGTCATTGCAGTCAGCCTCGACCACGTCGCCCGCCGTGAACACGTTCGGGATCTCAGCGAATGGTGTGCCCGGCTTTGCTATCATCGATGCACTATGCAGCGCGTTCGTGTGGAAGTCTCCGCGCCAGTTGAACACGATGTTTATCCCCGCAGTGTTTTCGATGGCGCTGTCCTTGAACGTCCTGTCAGGAAGATTTCCGACCGAGAACGTGACCACCGCACCATCTTTCGTCCAACCGCTGTTGAGATTGGACTGTGTGTAATTCCATCCGCTCTGTACTGTACGGACTCTCGCCTCTTTAACCTTGACCTTTTTCTTCTTCTTTTTCTTCTTGACCGTCTTTGTGACCGTCACGTAATAGGTCTGCTGTGTGTATACCGCCGTCCTGTTGCAGTATCCGAAATGAGTGTTGTAATACGACAGGTCGATGGAATCGGTACCGACCACCGTATCGTTAAGTATGTACTCGACGATTCCCGCCGTACCGTTGCCCGTTTTCTTGATACGGAAGCCCACAACAGTCACGCCGTTGTTCTGTGTCAGCGCTTCGAATGTTCCCGTCTGGCCTGTTGCCGAGACGCACATTCTGTGGACGATGTCGAACTCGTAATTCACCGCGCCCGATGTCGTTCTTGTCAGCGATGCAGTTCCACTCGGTTTAGCATACTGCTGAGTCTGTCCCGCTCCGTTGTTCCAGTAGGTGTCCGTGATCTGTCCCGTGTTGACGTTCGTCGGTGTCCACGCTGTGAGCGCACTGAACTCGCTATTCGCCAGTGTCTCGTTCAATGCGTACTGGTCAACGTCCACGATGTCAGGATTGCCGAGTTGGATGATGTTCTCCTGTGGATCTAAAAACGCAACGAATCCACAGTCACCGTCCTCGGAGTAGTCGCCGTTCAGTTTCCTTGATGCGAACGATGCTCTCAGGATAGGCCTTGCCGGATATGTTCCCGTGTAGTTGAACGTGAATGTCGCCGAACTGTCAGTCACCACCACGCCACTCGCGTCCGTGCTCGACAGCGTCTTGACCGCTACCGAGCGCTTGAATGGATAAGCGCAATAAAGCGACCACTTACCGCGTGCCGCGTTCTTGTAGTCGCTGAATGATGTGTCCATAAGCGGAAAGCCCGTATAGAACTTATCGGACTCGTCATTGAAGACAACGTCCGACTCACCCGCCGACAGAATGTTATTAAGTTTTATGAGTTTGCTCCGGAGATCCTCCATGCTATCGCCCTGGAGCACGAATTCAACCTCGATGGTCCTCGCAGGGAACTTCGAGCCTTTTATCTTCTCGCCATCAGCTGAGCCGACAGAGTATGTGTCGAGTTCTGCCTGAAGTCCTTCTCTTCCGGATGTGATAACGGTCGTGTATCCGTCGAGTATGTCTTCGATGTACTGACCGTTTATTTTCGCCGCTTCAATCGGCAGATCTGTTCTGTCCATAGTATCTCCTAAATGTATCCGAGTTTGCGATTCGCTCTATTCTGGATCCTGTTGATCTCCGTCTCCATGTATGGCGCTGTGGTCCTTGCGACTTCACGGCCGTCAAGATTAACCACTACAGTTATCTCTGCCCCGCCGTTCGGAGTCTGCCTAATGGAGTTTGCTATCTCGTCCATCTTCCTCCAGAACGGATCAAGTGGCACGATGGCCTCTGCCCCGGCCTCGCCCGCTCCAACAAGTGTCGCACCGTCCACGATACCGCCTCGAGCCGCCCATGTTACGCTGAGTTTAGGCTTAACGCCCTTGAGCAAGTCGCCCACCTTCCATCCGGCCGGCGTGATGCTGAAATGTGGAACCTTGATGTGTGGCGTGGCCACCTTAAAGTGGAAGAATCCCTTGATCTTGTCGATTATCGCCTTGACCTTAGCCTGTAATGCCTGAATAGGTGCAAGGAATCTTGTGAGGATGCCTTGCGCCGCTTGTGTGACCTTACCCCATATCGCCGAGCCGAGGCCCTGTATGATTGTGAGACCGATCTTGCCCAGGGCGACCACTATCTTCGGGATGTTCTTCAAGAGTGACATTGCAAATTTGCCGATAAGCTGACCCGCTGTCGAGATGATCTTCGGAAGTGTAGTGGATGCCCACTGCTGGATCTTACCGCTCGACATTCCGTTAGCGAGATTCGTGATGCTGTTTGCAAAGTTCGTGATGAGCGAACTGACCTGAGACAAGAGCATCGGTACGCCCTGCTGTAGGAATGTTCCGATAGCACTCGGGAGTGACTTGATCAGCGTCCCTATCATCGGGAGGAAGTTCCCGAAGAAGAACGTGCTCGCCGATGTCATGAGCTGATTAAGGGATCCGCTTACATTCTCACCGATTGCAAGTGAGCCCATAAAATTCATGAACGATGCCTTCATCGCTCCGAACGAACCACTGAATGTCTGCGAAGCCTCTTCTGCCGCCACGCCAGTCAGACCGAGATCGCCCTGGATGGCGTGAATAGCATCGTAAACATCGCCGAGATTGTTGATGTCATAATGAACGCCAGTCAGTTTTTCAGCATCAGCAAGCAGACGCTCCATCTCTGACTTCGTACCGCCATATCCGAGTTTTAAGTTATCGAGCATCGTATAGTTTTGCTTTGCGAAGCCCTGATAAGCCATCTGCACCGATGTGATGTCCGTGCCCATCTTTGCGGAGTTGTCTGCCATGTCGAGGATGGCTGTGTTCGCCGCCTCCATCGCTTTGTATGTGTCCCCACCATAAGCATTCTTGAGCGCAGCACCGAACGAGACCGCCTGCTCTGAGTAGTCGTTCATCGAGATGCCCGCAGCTGCTGCCTCCCGTGCGTAGGCTCTTGCAGAATCCGCCGCCTCGCCGTAAAGCGTGTCGAGTCCACCAAAGTAAGACTGCTGCAGTTTCGCACCTTCATCGAGTGCGGTCTTTACGCCCTTGACCACCGCCGTGCCAATGGCTGCCGCAGCGAGAGCCTTCTTTGCAAACGCGCCTATCTTGCTACCGGCTGACGTGCCCGCCGCTTCCGCCTCGCCTCCGAGTGCGCTCTGTATGGATCCCTTGATGCCCTGCGCGGATGGGACTATCTGTACATATGCAGTACCTAATGTAGTTCCTGCCATGTTTATTCTCCTCTAATTCGTTTGAGTGTAGCCTCGAATTCCTCTGCGGATCTAAAGGCTTTTACTTTCTCTTGCTTCTCGCCCTGTATCGCCTCCGTGAATAGGAATGGCTTTTGCCGATTCTCTTTCTTACCGAAACCCATTCGGAGCATCGTCAGATTGTCAGCGATGGCTGCGAGAATGATTGTGTCCACGCCGACCTGTGAATCGGACGCTTTGAGTTTGATTCGTGAGTCGTCCCTCAAACCAGCAGACAAGGTCGCCACGAGCCGAAGCGGTAGCGACCTATAATCATATATGTGATACGTCTCGGCAAGGTCGCATATCAGCGCATCCTCATCGAGTCGAATCATGCTGGCGAGGGATATTAATTTTTTGATTCTGATGCAGAGTTCATGATCTCACCAAGAGCATCGACCATAGCCGTACTCTTGACGCGGCCGTCTTTGTCTCGGAGGTGTTCTTTGAGCGATTTGACGCCATCCACTCCGAGCAGCATCTTGGCTGCCTTAACTATTTGGCCAGTCTCGCCTTCGTCAATGCT